TGATTGCTACTCAATAGAAAGTTCTTTAACTTAGAACTGGCTACAGAAACATTCACTACAACTTTATGTAAGTTTAAGTCTCTAATGTAGATATGATGTTGAATTTGATATGTATTAATGTATCCTGCACTATATGATAAGATTTGATTATGCACTATCTCACCATTCTGCAAGTGACGTTCAGTATCTAATATGACACCTACTTCGTTGTCAATTGCTACTTTAAATGCATTATTAAGTGCTATCTCTAATGTGGGACCTTCTCCCTCGACTTGCATTGCATATGCCGCGGGAGAAGTAAGTATGAATAAGACCGCGAGAACTAGTCTCATATAATAACTCCTAGTTGAAATAAGGTGCTATATCGTTTTGAATTGTTTCTGCTCGTTCTCTATGCCATGTTGCAGTGATTTGAATCAATTGATCATCTTTCTGATCAACTTCAAANACTGTTCCTCGCATGATTGCTTGTGCGTTCCCTCTGACTACTGTGTTGAGTTCCCTCACAGTGTCGTTAATATTAGAACGAACAGCAAAGTTCATGTTTGGAGAATTAGGATCTCTTGGTGCCATCGGCTCACTGCTCGTAATGCCAACAACTGCTGGTAGTCTTGGAGCATTTACATTGTTTTGCCCTGTACCTTTGATTGGATTACGATAAGTGTCATCTGCTTTTTCAACATTTTGAGCCATAAGAGTTACTACTCTTTCAGTAGTAATATCTTCGTTGATGAATCTAGCAATCATTGCCATTGATTCAAGTTGACCTATCTGATTTGCAGACTGACCATTAAAATTAGTGCCACCGTTTGATGGAATAGTAATGGTTGCTTCAATCGATTTGATCTCGGATTCTTTACATGTAAGATTAAGAGTCCAACCGTTTCTGTCAATACATTCCCAGTTGACTCTGATACCATCGTCTTCAAAGAATGTGCTGAGTTTTTGCTGAGTGACTGCTGTAGTCTTAGGGACTTCAACGTTGTCTGCTTTTTTGCCACCGAACATTGAACAACCCGTTGTGGTTACAATCAATGCTGATAACAATACTACATTTGAAATGTTTTTCATACTTACCCTCCTAACTTGGGCGTTATTAATTTAACTTACTTTCTATTATATGAAATTGAAAAGGATTATGCAATACTTTTGGGTAATTGATTTACCCAGAATTTTTTGTAAGATAAATCTCTACTTGGACACGTTCTGCTTCTGATAATAAATCAATGTCATACTCGCCTGTTTTAATTTGAGCAATTATGTATTTGATATATTCTTCATCAAACGTATATGAATCTGTCGAATCTTTATCGATCTCCATCCAATCCTTGCCTTCAAACTTAAAGACACGATTTGGCATCTGATCAACTCTTACAAAGATATCGCCTTTGACTGCGATAATTGGGAATGTGGTTCCGAAACTAGTTCCTGCTTGTCTTGCGCCACTGTCTTCTTGTAATTGCAATTCAGGGTGCATTTCTTTAATAGCATTCTCATGTATTTGTTTGCCTTCAGGGTCAATATAATACTCACTGTCTCTTACTTTTTCATATGTGACACCTTGTGAAACTCTAGGACCACCGTCTTCAGTTGGTGTTTCTACTACCTTGTTGCCTTCATACTCTTTAAATGCTTGTTTTGTTTCGTCTATCTTTGCTTGTAACTCTGGGTCTTCTGTTATCACTTCAGGTTCTTCTAAGACAGGCTCGGGTACAGGCTCACTCACCTGATCGTTTTCAACCGAGACTTCTTCTTCTAACTTTTTGTGAAATCGACTGAGTTCCCAGTTATCAAAAGCCTCTTTTGCTTCTTCAACACTGGGTTCTAGTTTTGTGAAATCTAAATCAAACCCTGACATGACATTTGCGGCATCTTCTACAGCACTAGGCGGACTGCTTGCCTTAGAATGCATATCTTCTTGCATTTTGTCATAGTCTTCTAGGGCATCTTTTGGAAAATCATTTTTGCTTTTTAACATATGCTGACGCCCATGTTCCGAACCAAAAGGTTCCATATCAAACCCGCTTCCTAAGGGTTCAGGATCTGGATCATCGGAGGGTTCAGGCTTTTCCAGGCTTTCTTTTTCCTTCCTGCGTTGTTCAAATGTGTATTGTGATGCAATCAACAATAGAACTGCTAAAGGATCAAATACAAAAATGATAACCATAATCAACCACGATACTGCGGTTTCTAATAGATTATTATCTGCTTCTTCTGTGCCAGTAAAAAACTCTGCGATATATCGAATAGGTCCTACTTCACTTTCTACTAATCTAACTGCTTGTTCAGACTCAAACTTTTCGTCTTTTAGTTGGTCGATTACATCGTAGATATTATCTATATCTGCATTCCATTCATCAATCTGATTCAAATCATCGTCCTGTGATGATGTAGATTGATCTCTTAAACGATTAATTTCTGCGTTAGCATCGTTTATTGTCGTCTGTGCTTGTGCCCTGTATCTGTCGATGTTTGCTTGTTGTGTTGCAATATCATCTGCAATTGACTCACGTTGTGGTGTTTGCTGTACATAGAGGGCTTCTGCTTGAGCCACATAGTCGATTGTTTCAGTCTCTGCTCGTCTAAACGTTCCACCTTCGTCTGTAGTAATTACTTCTACACCTCTGTTTCTGAGGTCATTTACTGCTTCATCTAATACTGCTAATTGATCTCTAAGTCTGTCTATCTGACCCTGTGCATAATCAATGTCACCTTGTACTCGTTCCCATGCACCGTCTCTGATTGTTTCTTGTTGGGCAACAGATGCAGACACATCAAACCCTTCTCCAGATTGCAGACTTGCAATACGTTCTTCTAATATTGTAATTCTGTTTTCTTCTCTTGCAATCTGTCCGTCAATACGTTCTACAGTTGCAATGGCTTCTGTTGCGTTTCCAGATGCAGTATCATGTGCTTTAGACAAGAATCCAAAAATACCGATTGATGTAATCAACATCAAAACCAGTACGGCAATACTGAGGTAAGTCTTTAACCACCACGTGGCTAGGCCCCAATATCTATGTAACCAAACTGCTGTAACGAGTTTGCTTACTTCTAATACCCCTCCCATAATTATAATAGGGATAACTGCCGCAGAGAAAATAGCGGCAAGACCTGACACTGAATAATAAATTGCAACACCACTGATAGTNAGTGCTGTAAATAAAGTCAGCCAGGCTATAAAGATGCTTGTCTTCATATAATAGGTGTCCTTTGCGTTATCGTACATAGTATTTAGTACGATTTTGCACGTTTTTTAATTAGTATTTTCTCTTCCAAGTTCTTTTGCAAATAAATGACCATATGTGTCAATAAATTCTTGGTAAAACATAGTCAACTGTCTAGGAATGCCTGGACCTTGTTGTATGTGATATTTGATACAAGGTGCGATGCCATCTTCTCCTTTACCTTCGATACCCTTATCTCTAAGTTTAACTTCAACGATTTGTAAATAGTCACCGTCTGGAAAGGTATATTTTGCGCCAACTAGTTTATGTAGTTTTAACTTTATAATATCTTCGGGCCAATCTTGAGGCGTTTGATTAATGTCAGACATCCTTTTCAATTACCTCCATGTCGTAAGTGACATCGAATCCGCCCTTTCTCATAGTCCACCAATCGTCTTCATCTAGGTAGTCCCAATCGATTCCGTAAAACTTGTCATAACCATTTTCCTCGTAACCCATTTCTTCTAGGTCATCAACAAGTAAATCTCCTGATATAAGATCATCAAAAATTTGTTGAACTTCTTTATCAGACTTATCTGGAAAAATATCTTTAAGATATGCTATATCAATTTCTAATTGATATTTTCGTTGGACTTGATGCCACTCAGACATCGTTGCTACAATTACTTTTGACATTTAATAACCTGATGTCCAGTGAGCATATTCTTGGTCACAATTGTACTCACCACAGCAACATTGACCGTTATCACTATCGATGTAATCATCATCACCTGGTTGTGCTGGAAGCATATCTGCTAATGTATGCAAGTTGCCTTCAGTGTCTGTAAACTCATACTTAGTATGAGATTGCGGCGCTTTTATTTTTTCTATTGCCATATCTTTCTCCTATTTGTCGTCCCTAAATCTGACAAATCTAGGGAATCTTAAACTGTATGAACCGTCCTGATTTTGAGATACTGCATCACATAATATTTCAGCAGTCTCACCTATAACGTCATCCGATGCTGACCAGAACTCGTCTCGTTGTTCGTCTGAAAATCCAGACCCAACATTTACTTTGATAAGTTTGCCATCGTCTGTACCCTGACAAACTAATGCACCCAGTCTACCTTCATTACGACCAGTACCCTGTTCTAATTCGATGACTTCTAAGTCTACAGTAATAGTAGGCTTCCATTTCATCCAGAAGAGGTTACGTTTACATTCGTAAGGAGCCTCTAATTCTTTGATCATAATGCCCTCAAATCCTGCATTGACCATATCGTTAGAGTATGTCTTAAGTTCTTGCTTACCTTCATCGGTGTCTAAGTCAACAATGATGTGCGACATAGTTTCTAGTGAACTAAGATCAGCAAACAAGGGTGCTAAGTTATTCATTGCAGTAACACGTTTTCTAAATTGTGCGTTGCAATGTCCACGTTGAAAGTCTGCTAGTGGCATGACATCAAATACATGAAATACTGTATCATCAGCCTTAGCATCAGTTTTTCTACGTGCTTGTGTCATCAATTCATTGAATGATGCACCAACTACTTCACCATCGAACACAAATCCATTTCTGCAATTCCCGATATCCTTGCCTAACAAGGTAATTATTTTTCTTACATTACTAATTACTTGTGCTTCAATGTGAGTGAAGTTCTCAAATACTTTTCCGTTACGACTGTAACATGTTGCAATCGGCTCAGGATGATCATACATGCCTGGCTCAAATGATACTACCATCAGAACTCTGACACCATCTAATTTTGGTTCCAGTCTTTTAGTGCCTGACATTTCAGGGCGACCTTCTGAGTTAGTAGCAAGTTGACATTTGAAAACTGGTACTTCGTAGTCAGTTTTTTTGCAAACTTTGTTAATTGTAGCAACAGAAAATCCTGCACGTAAATCTCTGCGAATGACTGGAGCACAAAAGTTATTCCATTCATCATCAGTAAATCGTACAGCCATTTCTTCTACTGCTTCGACAGCGGCATTACCAGTTAACTTGCGTTCTTTAAGTTCTTCTAGTAATGCAATAAAGTCTTCCCAAGGATTCTCCTCAGCAAAACAATTATCTTCTGCTTCAGTAGGACGTTGAATTGAGACTTGTCGTTGACCTGTCTCAGGATCTTCGATTACTTCAGTAGTAGTTGAAGTCTTAGAAGGAACCTTACGCACACCAAATGTAACGTAAGGATTGTAGCACATGCCTGCAAGTTTTAGAAACGTATCTGCATTGTCACTACCTAATACGGCGGCCTCTAATGCTTGTTTCAAAACATCCTGTTTATGAAGTTTTGAATTAGATTCGTTAAGTTTATGTATCCAACTTGCACTCATATGCTTCTCCTAATTATTGATAATATGCTACTATTATACATCCAAACTGTTTGAATGTCAACCCCTAGGTTGATTAAAAGCGGCAACTGCTTGGTCCCACCATATGGATAGTTGAGTGACTCCTGCGGTCACAACGTCTCCAACGGCACCTGCTCCGCCGTACATAAATGTACAAAGTAGATATCCTACGACAAAGCCTATTGCTAGATTTTTCATTTTTCCTCCATTACTTTAACACGATTCAACTGGGTGGTCACTAGTCCATCATCGTCAGTGCGATGACCTTTGACTGTGCCCTTAATTCTAAGTTCAGTGTCTACTGCTGGATGCAAAGTAGAAGAGGCAAAAAATACTACGTCACCAGTGCTAGTCTTAGCAGTGATAAAGTAGCAATTATACCTGTGTGACAGAATGGTTCTAAGGATAGTAACATCCAACTCTATTCTGTCTTTGATTTTACCGATAGCAGTAGAAGTCTTAGACTCCTCAGCAATTCGGTCCTCTTGACCTTTTTTAACAATAGCACGGTCATATGCTTTTGGAAGACTTGCGATCATACCGAAATCACTTGAATTGGTGATCGTGTCTTTATCTGCTAATGCCATAGCAGACTTATCAAAATCTGACATCCAACCACCTTGCAACATTTTAAATGTCAAGGCTTTGTAATGTTGACGAACTTGAACACCAAGATTCTTGGTAGTAGCATCAACACCCTTAAGGTTGTTCTCCAAAAGGTCGAACATGATATCACGGTTGGATTTTACTTTGTCAGAGCCCTCATGTGCCTTCACATAAGTCTTGCCGTTAAGCAAGTATGCTTTCGCAGAAGCGGCCCAAACATCGTTGGCTGAATATTCGATTCTGTTTTTACGCATAGTCTTATACATTCCTTACATACTCCAGTATGTTTCAGTTAAAGGGTCAGTGCAACCACCTACTTGACTTTGAGGTAGAGTGATTGTTATTTTCTTACCAGTGCCAGGAGCAACTCCTGTTCTAGTGATCATTGGCTCAACATAATCTTCGACTGCGACAATTGAATAAGACGATGCAAACTGTTTGTGAACACGACCCAATTGTTGCTCAGTAGCATCACGGTATGCGTTGTACATCGGAGCATAATACTCAGGGTCACCATTAGCAACACATTCAGCAACTTGCTGATATGCTTTTTCGTAATACTTTACNGTACGAGTGATACCTGCTTTAGCGGCACCTTGAGTCTTGTATTCCTTACTTGAATAAGAACGTCTAGTTGGCTCTTTGTGAATTGAATTGTCAGAATTGTCGATGATTAAATACATACCTTCTCCTTGATTTTTCATAATATACATATATTATACGCAAAATATTACCCAAAGTCAAGCCTTTTATCCAATTATTTTCACTTTTTTCTTGTAATATAATCAATAACTTACTCAGTTTCATCGTCTCTAACGATACGTAAGAACGGTTTTTGACGGATAACTGGTCCTTGAACTGGCTTAGGTTCCGCATATTCAGCACCCTCAACTTTGGGTTCAATTGTCTTGCTCAAATGCTGAGTCATTTGTGCTAACATAAGAACGATATCGTCCTTGTCCTCTTGCTCATCTAGTGTGTTTAACCAGTTTTCTAGTTCTTTAACTCCACCGTTAAAGAGTAACTGTGCTACCCATTTTATATTAGTAGCATATCTACCTTCATTCCAAATACTCATTAGTGATTTCTTCCTCCGTCAAATACACAAACAAAATACAAACCGAAGACTCCTGTGTTGAAGACTCTGTGAAACTCTCCATCATTGATGCAAACTACATCTCCTTCTTTAACGGGAAATCGTTCGCCGTCTATTTCCATTTCACCTTTACCTTTGTGAAAGAAATAAACTTCTTCTTGACCTGCATGTGTATGGCCATTTGTACTTTGATTTGCTCTCAGCATTGTACTACTAAGTATTAAGTTATCACCAAATGCATTATCTTTTAATACATATTGGGCATTATCTTTAATTACCTTTCCACCAATGTCTTCCATTTTTACTTTTTTCATTAATCGTACTCCGGGGTATATGGTTCATATTCGCCTGTATACCAATGTTTAATAATTTTTTCTGCTGGCTTGCCCCTCACTGATTGAGAGATATTTGGGAAGCCTTCTATTCCGTCACCAAGTCTTTCACCACTGTTAGGAATTAGTGTATCTGACAACCAGTACGCAGTACTTGCCGTAGTTCCTTTTGTATTGAACCAAGGTTGTTTATCAACTGCTCTTAACATACCTTCTATATACATTGCTTGTGCTGAGAAATCAGTTGGGATAGACCATTGCATACATCGACCTTCATATGATACGCCATCATATGTGCCTTCAGTACAGAAGCCGTCTTCATACCAACCTCTACTTAAAAACATTTTATGACTTTGAGCAAACAGATTCCAAATTACTGGGGGAATATCATATGTAGTATATTCCCCACACGGGTGACCATCATTACAAGTCCATTCATTATACCTATCAGAAATATAAGTTGCTATTCGTTCTTCTACTTGCTCTACAGTAGCACTATCTTCTTCGCCAGGAAAGAACAGAGTAGGTAAAGAAAAGGTCCACGCATCTATCTGGTCCATTACACGTGAATCATTCCACACCATGCCCTCACCCATGAACACTTCGCCATCAAATCGGACTTTAATTTCAGATATGATACTAGCCATTCTTTCCATATAATAATTTTCGAGGTATACTCTTTCTTCCTGTGATGCTTCATTTTGTAGACCACAGAAGCATATCCACATAGCACTCCAATCTGCTGACATAGATGATGCTCCCACTGATTGCAGTCTCTCTGCTTCCCAAATCATGTGTTTTTCATGGGTATCCATAATTCTTTTTAATAATGCTCGGTCAACATAAGCCATGCCATCAAAGGGAAACAGCATTGTATTAGTATCATCCAATACTAAAAACTGCCATGCATAGTGCATTTTCATTCCTAACTCTTTGGCAGTTTCGGCGATGAATTCTATTTGCGAATCAGTTATATGTTTACGACCGTGATTGATAGTCCATGTTTCTTCTGTGTGATCGTTCCAGTAACCAAAGTTATATACCCATGCAGTTTCTACACCGTGTTCTTTTAGTCGGCGTAATGTNGTTCTATACATTAATTTGATATACTGATCTTTAGTACAATGGTTTACTAAATTGGTTTTNTTTTTATAGTTTTCATAAACCCATTGAACACCGTAATCTTTAAAGCCGATTGCTTTAAAATGTCCTTCTCCGAATGAATTCTGCGGCATAGGTATATCAAATTCACCTAAGTATTCTTCTTTGATTTTTGAACTGTGTGGGTTTGTACAAGAGCCTTCACTGTCTTCGTCATTAACGGTAACATCTACACTTGCAGTACCACCTGAACANTTGATAGAGAACGTGTGATCACCATAACTATCCATTGTAAAATTCTCACTGCCACTCAANGACTTGCTACCTGACCAATAACCAGATGCTGTACATGAGGATGCATTTGAACTAGACCAAGTTATTGTAATAGGGTCACCAACTACAACACTTGTTTTACTTGCAGTCATTGATACGGATGCATTAGAATTGTTGCCACCGCTACTACTATTACCACCACTGATTGTGCCACCGATGATTGCTCCTGCAGTGTCTCCTCCACCTCCACCGCCACCACATGCAGTGATGATTGCTAGTAAAGGGACGATAGTAATATGTCTATAAAATGTCATTCTGTGTACCTATATGTGTCAAGTGTTTATACAGTATACATAAAATGGTGACCAAAGTCAATAGAAAAATGCCCAAATCTTGCGAAATGGGCATTTTTGTTTTTTAAGTCTTTCTTTGAGGAACTGATATTAGATTTTTAAATGCTAATTTGCCCAATTGAGTGAATCATAATCCAAGTCGTTGTTATAAATAACATGACTTCTCCTACTACTTCGCCTCTGGGCATCCAGTGTTGCGTTGTGCAAAAGAATTTCTTCAATGTCGTCTCCGTGTGTGTAATGCAAAGGAGTAGTTTTTTCTAACATCTAAAAACGGTTTTTTCAAATGTGTAAAAAATGCTACTATGTAGGACCCTCCTACAATTCTATTTATACCTAATGTTCGATAATGCTACTTTTCGTAGCAAGTGTCATAAAGTGTCATACCGCGGAAGCAATATGGGGTACAGATAATTTTAGTTACCTTCTAAAGTGTCATAGAGTGTCATACTTTAGAGTCTAAATATTCTTTTAAGTTGCCATGTAATGTAATCATCATAGCAGTTTTGTGTTCGTAAACCCTGATAAAAGGTTGTCCTTTCTTGCCCCTTAGTTTATGTACGCCGAGGTAATATGGACATTTAATCTTTTTTATAATTTCTTGGATAAATGCCTCTGGAGCAACAATTCTTCTCTTGTGCATTCCTTTAGGGTCAAGTCCTAACTCAAAATCATAATGTTCAAGTTTTGCTAATTTGAATAATCTGAGCCCTTCTTCACTGAGTCTTAGACCTTGTCCGCCTCGACCTGTCAACCACATTTTGAATATGACATCGCCTAAAGGCATATTGGGAGGTATAATACCTTCGGGTATCTCCTTTAGTATTGCTTCTGTGATTTTTTCTTTGCTTCTAGGAAATTTCATCCGGGTAAACTGTGCGTCCTGAGTTTAGGAATACGACAGTAAACTTGTCAGTTTTAAATTGTGCATTTAATTTTCTACACAGATTTCTAGCATGTCCTGGATTAGAGAAACTAGTTTTTTTGTACTTTGGAGCCGCATCGCCGTTTAGATAATGTGATGATTTTAGATTGATAGGTTGATCATCATAGTAGACAGCCCAAATACCGGACGCCTCAATGATTTGGTCACACTTGTATGTGTCTTTATCAACATACTCTAAAATTACATGTGGCTGATTTCTACTCACTTGAACGAGCCGCCTTTAACTTGTACATCAATTGTTTCTTCATTATCTTTTTCCTTTTTCAACTCATTCAATTCTGCTAACAACATAACTAAATCGTCTCGCAAACCTCTGGCTTGATCAATTGGGAGAACAACAGTTGTACTTCTCTTGCTCTCTCCTAATGATACTTTGTTCACAAAATCTTTTATGTGTAACATAATATGCTTATATATTTATCAGATTTTTTGCTTCTTCCCTTGTTTTAAAAGGACCTTGATAAGGATATCTTTGAATAAAGATGTATTTTGGGCAAAATATAACTTGGTCGATTCCGTTATGTTGCACTACAAAGTAGCCTGCGGCATGAAAGCATTTTGATTTTTTAGTCTTAGTAAAAACATGAAGACCGCGTTTGACATCATAAACAGAATTATATGTCCTAGCAGTTGTAGGAAATTCCGGGTACGGAGTATCTACATTTGCCTTCGATTCTTTGGGTGCTACAAACTTAATTTTAGTATTTTTTTGAATCTTTTTGATAGACTCAAATTCAAATACTTCGTCTTGTAAAGTAACGTTAAATGTTCCTACATTGTTTGCACAAACATTACCGACTTTTCTTTCGCCGTCTTTTAAAATCCAAAACTCATCATCTTTGATGGGCTTTGCAGTCAATTCTACATCTAATATCATCTTTTCTCCATTAAGTTCGTAAACGTAAATTTTGCTTTCAGTTTTAACCATCTACTAGTTTCCCTGAATATGGTGAGTTCAACCATTTAGAATAACTATCTGCTTGATCACTGATTCTGTTAAGTTCATACTTACCACAAAAACGCATAAAGTGTACACCTACTTGAGGGACTTCTTTCTTTTCACTTACGCCATTTTTGATATTAGTATCAACTTGATTTCTGATAGCCTCGGGTTGTGCTGTCAAGTCAATCAAAACACGATTACGTTCATAATCATCACGCACTCTGTGTTCTACATCATTATGATCAGTCCAACGTTGCAACATGATGTTATTCCAGTTGAATCCGCCCTTGTCTTTATCTGCATATGCTTCTAGCAAACCTGTTTTGTTTTTAGTACCCTTCTTACGTACACCTGGATATGCACTAAACACATTGTCAGTAGTGTCACCACGCATACATTTTTCAAAGAGTAGATAAGCAGGGTCTTCAAGTAACTTGGGCTCACCTGTCTTTTTGTCTTTGATTGGACGATCCTTGTCATCAAAGTAACCATCTAAACAGATAAACTGATTTGACACACCGTTGTACTGATGTACATTCTCTGCGATAAGTTGAACATAATCTGAGTCACTAGATATAATGACATGCTCATCATCAGGATGTAATGCAATGAAACGAGCAATCAAATCGTCAGCCTCAGCATTGGGATCTCGTAAGACACTACAGTTAGTCTTGTCTTTGAGATACGTTGTAAATGTTTCATAAGTCTCCCAGAACATTTCATTTTCTTCTTGCTCTGCTTCAGTCAATGACTGAGCCGCAACCTTACGATTTGCTTTGTAAGGTGTGTAAAACTCTTTACGCCATGAACGACCCTCTAAACAGAATACGACATGATCGATACCGAATCTACGCACAGCCTGATTGGCAGATGCTAACTGTAGATGCAGTGCCATGCCTATCTTTTCCCAAGTATTTGAGTTACGACTTGCGACATGACGGGCACGAAAGAACGTGTTTGCTGTGTCTATAAGGGCATATTTCATACGAGTCTCTTATTTATCATTTAATAATATACTATTATACGCAAAATATACGCATATTGCAAGCCTTTATGGGTAAAATGGGTAAATTAATCTGCGTTGTGATCGCCGATCATAAATCGGAAACTTTGCGAACATCTTCCGTTCTGGGCAATAAGATAATTAAAGTTGTGTTCTAGTCTAGGAAGAAGTTCTTTTTGGGCTTCTAACCACCATTCATCAGTCTGACTACATAACCTTTCGATTTCTTCAGCAATTGCAACTGCTCTATCTTCGTCATTTTCGATCAAGTCATATGCTTCATTAATCCATGGCGAAAAGGTCTTATATCCTGTTTCTCTTAACACTGCTAAAGAACCGGGCATACCACACAAAACAAAAGGAACTTTTGCTAAGATAAATTTATATGTTTTTTCGGTAAATGTAATACAGTCTATAAAGTTAGTATCTATATTGATTGGAAATTCATACTCTAACTCACTAAATTTATAATCCTTATCATATATTTCAGGGTGAGTTTTATTAGTTATATCTTGCAAGTATTTCGTTTCNGTAATAATAGCAAAATAACATTTACTAACATGATCTATAGTATCTTCACCTAAAGATATCCATTGATCTTGGTCCATNAAAAAATTATTTAAATCAAAATTNTGAGCAGTATCACCTTGGTAATCTCTGCTTCCTAGACCTTTTAAACTNAAAGTTAAGTCTTTATTGTTAACTAATGCTTGAAAAATTTCTTGTCCCGTTTCAGGATAATGGGTCTGGGTAAAAGGATTATTAGGATCAGCAAACTGTTCAACAGAACCACTCCAATCTTCTTCTTTAAGGTTCAACGACATTAGTCCATGTGGATGCAAATCTCGTCTGATTATTTGTCCTACAAAATAAACTCTGTTTATTTTAGGATGATTGTTGTAGAATAAAAATTTATAGGGTTTAATTTTTGGTTTACTGTTTAGTTTTCTTAATGCTTTTTGTTCCCCTTCATCGGCCCTAGACCATTGACTATTAAGGGTGTCTTCTAATCCATTGGAACATATCTGAGACATCCACATCATTAATTTATATTTTTTGGTGTGTTCTATCATATATCGATAGTTTTTAGTATGAGGAGCACATGCCCAAATCATCGCAAAATGATTGGGAGTTACTACAGGATTATCCGGGTCTGATAAGTAACCATGATTTATGTAATTAAACACATCAGACCAAAATTTCAAATCTAAAAAGGTATAACCTTCTGAGGCTTGTTTTAAAACAAACTTGTTTTTACCTCTTTCTTGTGCTTTTTCCCATATATAATCGCCTATAGTGGTAACTAGGTGAGTGTATTGTGCATCTCCTTCCCAAATTCTACCAGGTCCCAATGATGGTATATGCGAAAATTCATATCCTAGAATTACAAAATAATCCTCATATGCGTCTGCACCGAGTAGTATTGAAGTATGCATAGTTTTTTCAAAGGATCGTTCTTCATCTAGTTCTGTAGACAAAGGCTTAGTGATGTGGTCTAAAGGAATAGTCCACCTGNTTTTATTTTCAGGATTATGCTCAGACATGCACAATATTTATCTAGTCAGATAAAGGGGGAGGGGGTTGATAAGACTGGACTGCATTATCAAGTGTTTTNCTTGGCTCNACAAAACCTTCTGCTTGTGCTACTTCTTTATTATCAAAAAACTTGTGCATTTCTTCAATAAGGAATGTTCTGTTTTCAGCAACAGATAAGTCTAATCTGCGTTCATTAATAAGAGTAGTCTGATGAAGTTTCCATGCATCAAAGGCTTTTTGAGATACAGTTGCCATTAAATCTTTACCGGCTTGACCTGGTAAAGGTGGAAACGACATTGCTGGAAGTTCCTCTTGATATTTCTTACAAAATACAACTGCTTCCATTTAACTTACCTCTGATCTTCCGTCACCTATGTCTTTACTACTGACAACTCTCATGTCTGCACCAGTGATAGGATCTTTATCTTTTCTATTATAAGGGTCTGCTTGATCTTGCTCATATACTTCTAGTGCAATATTACGACAAACTTGTTGAAACCATCTGTCTACGATTTCTTCATCGGTGTCATCATCTGCTTGTTTGTAACCTGCTTTGATAAGGTTCAATACGAACTTATCATTCCAATCCATTTCAAACGCACCGTTATTGATATCCATTTCATCTATGTCTACGTTTAAAATAGATACCCAAGGTTCGCCGGCTCTAGTTGCTTTTTCTTTTTCACTGAGTTTCGGTGATGCTTTCTTTTTAGGTTCGGGCTTTTTACCGAACATGTTTTTAATCTTGTCTAACATTTAAGTCCTCTCTATATACTTATCATGCAATTGGAAGGACGCAAGATTTTTTGCTTTAGACTCACACATAATGTCAGCCCATGATAGATGTTCGATAGCCCAGTCGTTGACAGCATTGTTCCAGTAGTAGTCAGAATGTGCCCTGAGTTTTTGTTTCTTGTGCCCTGACTCTAGTAGAGTGTCTAAGTCGGGTAATTGATCAATATTGTGACCTACAAGATAATCCTCACGTGATACAGAGTAATGAATCACAGGACGCACACCTCGCCAAGAATCAATTATACGTTTACATCGATCATCTGTTGGTAGAATATATTCTCCTTCTTTGACCCAGTGATGGTGTATGTCCAATACGAGTGCAAGATGATCGGCGAGTTCGAGGCTGGCGTCGAGTCCCCATGACATTTCATCGTTTTCGATTGTGATTGTGTTTCGTGCCTCGGGTGAGAGTCTGGGTAAGATATCGATGATACCTTGGGGACCGCGACGTCCTGAGATGTGTACGTTGATTTTGAAATCCTGAAAGGACTTACCGTAACCCATTGCCCTTGCCATATCCACATGATATTCAAACTCCTCTATACTATTATCGACAATACTGTCAGTTTCTGAAGCAAGAACAGTAAACTGACCTGGATGAAATGATAGTCTGACATTGTTTGCACGTGCAACGTCACCGATTGGCGAACATAGTTGCTCCATGCGATTGATGACATCAGCACGTTTGTAGAAGTATGAGAACTCCGGATGTGTGTAACCAGTCATCATATCACTAGTTAGACGTACCATACGTAATGATTGGGGCAATGTAGCAACTTTAGATACAAGATTGTATGTATTAGTCAAGTTGCGTTCCATAACTTCCCACATCTTGTCTTCTGCTTTGTCAGGATTATTACGCAACCACGTTAGTGTAGTGCCACCTGTATTGAGTCCCTCAGTAGAAACTAGTTGATCTTTGTCATTGATCTCAGACCATTTGCAGGCGAAACCTATACGTTTAATATTATTATCTGTAAACATTGATAAATACTCTTATAAAGTGATGGAAAAATGAACCTATGAGTGATATACGAAACATACTAGATATGATACAGGAAAATGAGAAGGATGTCAAGCCTCATTTACCCGAATCTAATCCTGGAGAAACGTCAGATTTCGTCAAAAATAATGCAAGATTTGCCGCTCACGCCGAAGAAACATTAGAAGCAATGGTCGATAAATTCGAGGTAGAAACTTTACCCGAATTTTTACGTGACGAAGGTGTTGCAGTTCCAAATAGAGAAGTAGACGAAAATATCTCTGACAACAAATTACCAACTATCGACCAAGAAATGGATTCATATTTTGGATCTAAGCCAGGTGAATTAGAAGAAGACGAATTAAACGAGTATAAATGGCAACCACGTGCTGATGGTAGCACTAGAATAGAAGTTGCTAAAGTATATCAATGTAATCAATGTGATGGAGACGGTACAGTAGTTGATGAAACTGAAGACGATGCCGAAGTTGTTACATGTAGACAATGTTTAGGTACAGGTCACGTTGATGCTGAAGGTAATCCAGTAAGAATTGGATTTGGTCCTAGAGAAGATGAAGTCGTTACAGGTAGAGAAGAAGAATTAGAAACTGACGACACTATGTTTGAAGAACTAGGTAAAGATGGTAAAAAACCAGCAGTACCTTACAGCAAATCTACAGAAAAAGATTTAGCAGATAGAATGCTAAAAGCAACTCCCCCTAAGACAGACTCCAGAGATCATAATAAATCAGACGAAGGTGAATGGGCTAGAGAACTTAGACATATCAAACAGTTAGGTGGACAGACTGGAAAACATGTTGCTGATGCAGATAAAGAAGTCGATGAAGCAATTGATGCACCTACAAGAGTCATTAAAGATAAAGAATTAAACGACTACTTAGACAGAGTTCTATCAAAAGATAAGAAGAAAACTGACAAGTACAAGTTGCCTTATGTGCATAGATCAAACGTTAAGAACTATATTCCGATTGTAGATCCAGAAGGAAAACGATTTGATTTAGATAAGTTGGCCGCAGATATTACTGAAAGGCCTAAAACGTTACTTAAACAAAACGAAAAAATGCAACATAGTGACGGCACAACTAGTATCTTCTATAACATAGGTCTTCCTGCTTTAACAGGATTGGGTTATGATGAAGAAAAGAAAGAGTTTGTAATCATTAATACATGCCCGGGAGCAGGCGAATGTAAGACATTCTGCTATGCATTAAAAGGTGGTTATGTACAATGGGCTCCAGTATCACTTAGTCAAACAAGAATTTTAAACTATTTGTATAATGATCCAAGTGGTTTCTTTGATCAATTAAATGCAGAAATTGATGAACAAAAACGTAAAGGTGATGCTAAACAAGAAAAACATAAAGTTACTGTACGTTGGCATGATGCAGGAGACTTCTTTTCTGACGAATACTTAGATTTAGCATACAAACTAGCCGCTACACATCCTACTGTAGACTTCTACGCATACACTAAAAGAGCAGATGTATCGGGTGCTACTCAAAATAGACCGCCCAACTTTATGATTAACTTCTCAATGGGTGCTAGAAAAGCAGAAGAAAAACGTGTAGACTTCGGTATTACTAAACATTCGACTGTTGTACCAAAAGACTTGTTTGGTGATCTACTCAAAAAAGATGGAAACAGATTAGTAAAAGGTCCTGATGGTGAATGGCAATGGAACAGTCCTAAAGACTATGAAACATTCAAAGAACGTATGGCTGCCAAATATTCTATCGATCCTAAGTCAATCATCACTTATGATGAAATGATGAAAACACCATACGGTGGTGGTGGAGTAGGTGGCGGTGTAGCAGACGGAGATAGATCATTCAAAAGAGGAATTTATAACGTTATTGTCAAACCGGGAGACGGTGATGACTCAGCCAATCGTGCTGACGTTTTAGGTACTTACTTGTTAATGCACTAATCCTTTACTACTTTAAGTAATTCTTCTAAACTGTACAATTCTTGCATATAATCTGACTTATCTTTCAACACAGTTTTAGGTAAGTCACCTTCTCTACGTGTTGAGTATACAACGTTAAAGTCTATATTATTGACTTGTTTAAATGTTTCGACCATTTCTTTAACACTGTGTCCTTTACCATGACCTAAACATTCAATCTTGTTTGTTGGCCTTTCGATTGCTGTTTTAAGTCCTGCACAAACTTCATTAACGTGTATATAATCTCTTACGCATGTGCCGTCGGGTGTGTCATAATCATCACCGAATATAGTAAACTGTCCTTTACCTGGAGCCATTAGCAGATTTGCCATTAGTCCGTCTGGATTAGTCGGAGTAAATCCGTCGACCCCTGCTACATTGTAAAATCTAAAAATAGTAAAGTCTTTTTTGCTCTGCGTAGTACAATACTCAGTTATGACATCTTCTGCCGCTTTCTTAGATGTGCCATATGGATCATAACAGAACTCAGCAACACCTGTCGATGCAAATATAAAGTTGTTAGTTTTGATCTTTGCCAATACATTCATCGTACCATTAAGGTTAGTGATGTAATATTGAATTGGTACTTGTTTACTCTCGTTAACTCTGACTCTAGCCGCTAAATGTATCACTGCATCAAATTCTTCTGGAAACTCTCCGAAAGGATGATTGATGTCATGTTGTATAAACTGATTCTCTTTAATCTCTGCTTTAGGAGGAAGTATATCTAGTCCCCATATATCGTAATCATGTTTTAAATAATTAACTAAATGCGAACCTATGTAACCCGAACATCCTGTTATTAATACTTTTTTCATAATTTTATTGCCAATAATGTTAGTATTGAAATTAACAATACGTTAGTAAGAAAGATGCCTATGGCTAATATTGTGTGATACCATATCCATCTAGTTTTATATGCGTTTTCAATCGTTATTTCATCAGGATCTACATCATCCTTCATCATGTCTATAACGACTGTTTCTTTTTTAATCTCTATTGGTTCTGGCTTCTTCCAGAATTTTGTAAACCATTCGCCCATTATAATCCTTCAAATAATTGTGCTGATTGTGTACTTGATACAGTTTCAGGTGGTTGAAAATACGGATCAGTTGTCAACCAAGTGTCAGTATCTGTGTAACATACTATAAACTTATGCCTATTAGTCAATACACTTCGTACATCATCAATACATATTGTACTTCTGTTCAGACTACTAATGTAATCTGCGTGACTTGTTGTGGTATGCTGTAATATACCTGCAGTCGAATTATTAGACTTTTTGCTAACAAAACTGTTAAAACAGTTTATCCACTTCTGAGCAATCAGTTGTTCTTGTGTATTATAATGTTCTAATGCACCTAACTTATAATAAGACTCTGCTGTAGGATATTCTTCATAAAGCACGGAGATAATATCTGCTACGTTACTTTTGTCTCCTACATAATAATACTTATCATCGAAATTCTTTAGCCAACGTTTTCCTTCATATGCCACAGTTGGCAANTGAATNTGTTGTTCTAAAAATGCAATACCATAACTCTCAACAGTGCTTGGATTGAATGCTACCCTTGCACCAGTAATAAAGTTAACCTTTTCTTGTCCTATAATACCTGACTTAATTTCATAGTCTACNCCTAACTCTTTTAATCGTGCTTCAAACTTCTTAGCACCATTTGCGTTAGTCATAACTTTAGCAGGCAATTTAGTCTGCTCAATAACTTTCAAAAAGTCTTCAGGACCTTTTCCTTCTTCCCATCTACCTATATAAAGTACACCTGTTCTTTCTTTGTGATGTTCTTCTAATAGACTAGGTTCGGGTAATGGTATAGGTAAATGTACTCCTTTAAGTGTACCAAGTATCTGAGCATTAAACTCACTTTGCGTACCGATAGTTGTATTAGAGATTTGCATTTGTAATCTCATTGAATGATTCACGTTGTCTAAGAAAGGATTCTTTGTATTCTCAAATAACTGACTTTCTAAATGTGTGTAGTTGATAATCTGAATACAATCTTCTAATCCGATCTCAGACATTAAACGTGAAGTTTCGTAAGTATTACAAACAATAGAATCATACAGATTAGACTCTAAGGCTTTGATCACTGAGTTTCTAAAGTTAATCATACGTTCTAAACAGTAACTATCGCCATACATGAAGATACCTTGATGTTTAGAATAAGACAAAGGATTGTCTGTGTAGATAAATCTAGCACCGTCGTTCTGCAAAGTCTTAGTAAACTCTGTATGCTTGTCAAACTTGTCTGTAATGATATCAACCTTGATATTATTATCCTTCATTTGCTTTACGAAACTTAAAGCAAACTGTCCTATGCCCCCATGGGGAATAAGATGTTGATATGACATTAAGAATGCTATGCGTTTATTGTACATTTCTCTCCCACAACCAAGCACCGGCACCAAGATACTTAACCTTTTTGCCACCTGCTTTTTCTGTGTATTCGTCTTGTACGTCTACACCTATTCTGAAAAAGTCTCTGTCTGTTTTGCTAGGATTATCTGCAAGCCATAATTGCTTTGCATCTAGCATTAAGTAATATCCATCATTAGCATTCATGTAACTATTATACTTCCTCTTAAAATCAATGTCAACATCTTTTATACCCAAAAAGGAAGGACCTTTCGATCCTTCGTGTTTTTCATTAATCATCATATATTGTTTAGTATTGTTCGGCCCATATTTTTTATTCTAAATGTCCTGTACTCGGCTGGGAATTCCCGTCAGGTGTGTAGTCACCATGTCACTTAGTCTCCTCTAAATCAATCGTTACAGTAATTATATTACTTTTCACTATCTAATGTCAAGGGATTTTTAATTTTATTTTCCCAAATCTTTTTGACAATAAAAGACATTACTACATTCTTTGTAAGATAGTATTTTTGTTTAGATTTGGATAGATGNTTAAAGTCTCCTATTGTNTTTCTGCATGTTTTGTCTTCACAATTACACATCATCATAAATTCAGAGCCGTCTTCTTCAAAATCTTCACTGATCGTAGTAGAATAATCGTAGAAGATTTCTTCTCCTTCTTCGATATCTCTCAATGCTACTATGTAAACATCACTGCGTATTCCGCAATTCGGATTGCAATGATGATTGATTAGTAGTCCAGGTTCTTCTAAGTCTACATATACCTCATCGGCTATTTGCAATGGGTTACATTGCTTGTCGCCTTTGAGATATACATCTTGTAGTGATATAACAGGTCCAGTAAGATTTAATATTACTTCGCCTTCGGAGATTGCTTGAGTAGCAAAAACTCCTTTACCAAACTTCGATTCGTCTATACGATACTGTTCGGTTCTTTCGTTGTCCAAACTATTTTAACTCCTCTACGATCAAGTTCATTTCTGCATTTTTGCTTGATTTTAGGCCTACCATTACTGCTATTGATATAATCAATAAGTTCTTGTTTAGGAGTATTTTTAATATAGTAGTGAGTTGTAGTTACTACTTTAGTACCTCTTTGTACTGTTTTTTGTGATGGTTTAAATTTAATTGGCATTATCCTTGACCTCTATTAATAGACATTGAACGTTTCTTTGCCTTATTCATTGTACTCATCGCAATCTTTACTCTGCGACCCCTTCCACCAACACCCGTTGATGTGCATTTTTTACCTGAACCGTTAATTAACGACTTGTGTTTTATTTTTCTACTTGCTTTAGCCATTGTTCCTTTTAGTTTGTATATTTATAATTAAATATGGGTTGTATTAAATTTCTACTGTGGTAGTAGGTTCTTCTATTTGAAGTAATCCAGAAGGGGGATTGTTATGTCCCATCATACTATCACTACTTCCAATAAATTCTTCTCGTTTCTCGTCCCAGTTTTTAAGGGCGTCTTTAATACTTGCTTCGGCTAATACACTACAATGCAATTTAATAGGGGGCAATTCTAATGCGGCGGCTATGTCTCTGTCTTTAATTTCTTGTGCTTCTTCGACTGTCTTTCCCATTAGCATTTCAACAAACATAGTTGAACTTGCTATTGCTGAACCACAGCCATAAGTTTTAAACTTTACATCGATGATCTTTTCATTCTCATCTAGTTTGAGTTGCAATTTCATTACATCTCCACATGCAGGTGCCCCTGTCATTCCAGTTGCTACATCAGGATCGTTTGGATCAAATCTTCCTACTGCATGTTTTTGAGGATTGTTAAGGACATCCTCGAACCTTTTTACTACTTTATCTGAATATGCCATACTACTTTAAAAATGTTTGCGAATTGTTTCTATCTTCTCCTCTGCGTTTGCTATTGCTTCAATCTGTGATTCAACTGCTTGGACAACATCAGGATGCTCTCCGATACCAGCAGGGTTATTAATGTAAACTTCAATATTGGCTTTTGCCATTGCAATCTCGCCTTCAAGTTTTTTAATTAATGCTTCTAATAGATAATTCATTGTTGTTTCCTTAGGGTTTATACATCAGTATTTATCACGTAATTCATTGATTTGCAAGAAATTAATGATTCTCATTTGCCTATTGCATTACCATAGATATGTACATGGACTCTGCTTGTATAATAATAACCTCGTCTGATTGCTTCATCTGCAATACTTGCTTCAGTTTGTACTAAGCCTTCAAACGTTCCACCTACACCCATAATCCATACAGGATAATTACACCCTGCTTCTCTGAATAGTTTAGTGTTTTCTTCTACTTCACGCCAACTCTCGTCTGTCCCATTGACAACATACTTTAGTTGACCTACAGGACTAACTTCAGCATATCTACCTACTACTTCAGGTTTGATTGCTTTCTTAGATTGTTCACCTGCTGTTGACCATAGTTTAGGACTGATCGACCAATACCACTCTTTTTCATTCCAAGTATATTCTCGTTTTATCCATTCAGCAAATTCATCTGTAAT